GTCGGTTAATTCGCAACTTAACAAAATGTCTGAAGGCAAACCTGCGTTTTTGGTAGATAGACGTTGCTCTCAGTTAATTAAGGGGTTTGAAGGTGGGTATCAGTATCGAAGAATGGAAGTATCTGGAGAAAGGTACGCTGATAAACCAGATAAAAATATGTACTCACACATACACGATGCATTGCAGTATATGCTTCTTGGTGCAGGAGAAGGTAGGGCATTGATGAATAATCAAGCTGCTATAAAACCTACAATAGCTAAGACTAACTTTGATGTCTTTGCCAAACAAAAGTCTCCAAGACGTAGACAAGGATTGTGGTCGCGTATGTAATTGTGCGTTGAATTATTATTTATTCTATGCTTATCGGGCATAAACAACAAAGAGGTTTATTATGTGTTTGACTGCTGGAAAGCCTAAAGACCCTGGAACTTTTGAGGAGTGGCGACTTAAGCAAAAAGAAGCTGACCAAAGTGCTCGAAGAGAAGATTATGATGATGCCGTAAAAGCTTGGAAAGGTTCTGACGAATTTAAAGCTAAAGAAGAAGAAGCAAAAACTATTGAGCAGCAACAAGCAGAACAAGAAGCTGAAATAGCAGAAGCTAAAAAAATAGAAGCAGAAAAAACTGCTGAGTTAAAAGAAGAGGCAACAGAAGAAGCTATATCAGCAATAACACCTCCAGTGTCTACTATGGAATCTGATTCCCTTGCGAAAAAAAGACAGAAGGAATTATCTGTAGGCGTTGATGATGTAGGCGCAAGTGATTCTGCATTTAGTCTACTAGAAACTCCAACACTAAGTGATTCTGCATTTAGTCCAGTAGAACCTCCAACACTTCTTTCGATGGCTCAAAGTGAAAAACCTAATAAATCTATATTAAGAAGAAGAAGTAGAAAAAAAGGCAGACGATCTTTAATTACTGGAACATCTGGCGGTGGAATTGGTTATTACAGTAAATTCTTTACATAGGATAAAACATGATAGAAGATCCAATTGCAAAAAAATACCTTGAGCAATATCAAAGAGCCAAGGCTAAGAGAGAAAATTTTGTACCACTGTTTGAAGAGTGTTATGAATATGCGTTACCTCAACGAGAGTCTTTTTATAATGAGACAATAGGTCAACGCAGAGATGATAAAATATTTGATGAAACTGCTGTTGTAGGGGTACAAGAGTTTGCATCAAGATTACAATCAGGTCTTGTTCCTAACTTTGCTAGGTGGGCTGATTTGACATCTGGTTCTGAAGTACCTAAAGCAGAGCGAGATTTTGTTAACAATGAACTAGACGAGGTAACTGAATATGTTTTTGAAATTATCCAAAATTCTAACTTTTCCCAAGAAGTGCATGAGTCTTTTATGGACTTGGCTGTCGGGACTGGTATCTTGGCTGCGGAAGAAGGTGACTCGCTAAATCCTATTAGATTTTCTGCAATACCGCTTCCTCATGTAATACTTGATACTGGGCCTGATGATCGTATTGATCATGTATTTAGAGAAAGAAAAGGTATTAGATTTGATCAAATACAAATATTGTATCCTGATGCTGTATTAAATGAAAAAATACAAAACATGATGCAAAGTGGAACTGATAACACAACAACAGTTCTTGAATTAATATGTCGTGATTATTCTAAATTAAATGAAGAATCTTACCTTAGCTATGCTTTTTGTATGACAACAAACTCTGTTATTTATTCTAAGCAAATGTCAGGTGTAGGTTCTAATCCGTTTATTTGTTTCCGTTGGTCTAAATGTGCAGGTGAAGTATATGGGCGTGGGCCATTAATGAACGCACTCTCTGCAATTAAAACAACTAACTTAACAATAGAGTTAATACTTGAGAACGCACAGATGTCTATTTCTGGTATCTATCAAATGGATGATGATGGTGTTGTTAATCCAGATACAATACAGCTTGTTCCAGGATCTATCATACCAAAAGCTATTGGGTCAGCAGGATTGCAGCCAATACAAGCAGCAGGTGGTTTTGATGTAGCGCAACTTGTTCTTGGTGACATGAGATTAAATATTAAACGTGCATTGTATAACGATATGTTGGGCAATCCAGATAGAACTCCTGCATCTGCTACTGAGGTTGCAGAGCGTATGGCTGATTTATCAAGAAGAATTGGTTCTGCATTTGGTAGATTGCAAGCAGAGTTAGTGCAACCAGTATTGCAAAGAGTTATTTACATACTAAAGAAACAAGGCAGAATAGATTTACCTACTGTTAATGGTAGAGAAGTTAAAATTAAATCTGTTTCTCCATTAGCACAAGCTCAAGCTAACCAAGATATTACTTCTGTTGCTAGGTTCTTAGAGCTTATTCAAGGTAGGTTTGGCCCTGAGATGATGCAGCTTCTTGTTAACTCTGAGGAAACTGCCGCTTTCCTTGCTAAGAAATTTGGTGTACCTGATACCTTGATTCGTGACGAAAATGAGCGTAAGCAATTAGTTGCGATGGCACAACAAATGGCTCAACAGCAACAAATGGTGCAAGGAGAGCCGCAACAACAGGAGCAAATAGTTGAGCAGTAAAAAACAATCTAAACAAATCAATGTTGGAATTGACGGACACCAGAGAACAAAAGAACTAGACGAGCAAATAAGTAAAAATATAGCTCAGTTATTTAGTTCTGATACTGGTAAAGAAGTTCTTAGATATTTAAGAAGTATAACTATTGATTTAGTTCACGGTGCAAATGTAAGCACTGAGGAATTGCGTCATGTTGAAGGGCAACGATTTGTTATTGGCCTTATAGAAACTAGAATTAACCATGCACACAGGATAAAATCAAATGGCTGAAGAAACAGTAGAAGAAACAGTAGAAGAAACTAAAGACACACTAATACAAGAGCCTCCAAAAGAAGCCGCACCAGAAAAACCTGAATGGCTTCCTGAAAAATTTAATACACCAGAAGATTTAAGCAAAGCTTACTCTGAACTGTCTAGTAAACTTGGAGCTAAACAAGAAGATATTATAAAAGAATATAATGCTGAAAGATTTATTAATAGGCCAGAATCTAAAGGTGACTATGAGTTACCTGAGGTTATAGATCCAGAAGGTGCTACAGATAATGATCTTCTTAATTGGTGGTCAGAACACGCATTTAATAATGGCTTTAGTCAAGATCAATTTAAAGAAGGTATAGAAATGTATGCTAAAGCTATTGATGCTGCTATGCCTAAAAATGATTTGCAAGCAGAGCAAGAAAAATTAGGTGACAATGCTAACTCAAGAATAGAAGCTGTTAGTATGTTTGCTAATAAATACTTTCCCGATGAATTAAGCAGAGCAGTAGAAAGATTAGGTGAAACAGCAGAAGGTATTATGCTTATTGAGCATATTATGGCAAAAAATAAAGACACTCAAATTTCTGCTCAATCCTCTCCTGTTCCTAGTTTTGATGAAGCAGATTTACAAGCAATGATGCAAGATGAAAGATATTGGAACTCAGCAAGGCGTGACCCTCATTTTGTTAAGCAAGTAGATGATGGTTTCAAAAAGTTATATGGATAAAGTTCTTATAAGCCATGGGAGCCTACAAATGGTTCCCATGCAGAAACGCCATGTAATTCCTATGTACAGCACAATGAGTACAGAAAATTTATTTGAAGCTGAAGCTGTATATAAAGTTGATTTAATGAAAACTCTTATTCAATACTCAGAAACACCTGATGTTTTTGCTATAGAGAATAGTAAAGAGCCTTTAGCTATTGTAGGTATAAGAGGTATTACACATCAAAAAGCAATAATGTGGACAGTGTTTTCTGAGAAAATGAAAGAGAATTGGTTTTCCTTTGTTAAAGCATCTCCTAAGTTAATTGATTATTTACACACTCATTACCATGAAATTATTGTAGATACTTGGGAGGGTAATCATAAGATGCTTCAATGGTTAGGTTGGTTAGGTTTTGATCTTACAGAAATGTATTGCAATGAGCATGGTTTTAATATGGCTCATTTTGTGCGTTGCAATCAACGTAGAAAGAATGTTTACGCTTTCCCATCAAGACCCGTAATTCATTGAGCAGCCCGAAAGGATACCTGCGTTGATATGACAGAACGGACACTCAAGATACTTTAGTGCAACTTAAATAAGGAACTGATAAAATGGCTAATACAATAGATACAGCCTTTATTAAGCAGTTTGAATCTGATGTGCATCTAGCGTATCAACGTATGGGTTCAAAGCTGCGGAATACTGTTCGTACTTCTAATGTTACTGGAAGTGTGGTCAGATTCCAAAAGATCGGCAGTGCCGAAGCGACAACAAAATCGCGCAACGGTAATGTCACACCAATGGAACTAGCTCACACCACAGTCGAAGCTACAATGGCAGATTACTATGCTGCTGAGTACATCGACAAGTTGGACGAGTTGAAAGTCAACATTAACGAGCGTCAAGCTGTAGCACAATCTGCTGCTGCTGCACTAGGTCGTAAGACTGATGCCATTCTGTACGCAGCAATGGATTCTGGTGCTAGCTCAACTCAGATACATGATACTGGTTCTGCCCTTGCAAAGGCTGACTTGTTATCATTGTTTGAAACTTTAGGTACAAATGATGTTCCAGAAGATAACCAAAGATATTTGGCTATGCATCCTAAAGGTTTCGCTGACCTATTCTTAATTGAAGAGTTCGCCTCTTCTGATTATGTTGGTGAGAAAAACCTTCCATTTGCAGGTGGAATGACAATGAAAGAATTTTTAGGATTAAAAGTTTTCTCAACGTCTGCGGTTACTGCTGGTAAAAACATTTGCTACCACAGCTCTGCTGTTGGACTTGGTATTAACTCTGATGTTTCTACTGAGATCAACTATGTACCTGAGAAAGTTTCTCATCTCGCAACCTCAATGATGTCCATGGGCGCAGTCGTAATTGATTCGGCAGGCGTTTATGAAGTCCTTGACAATAATTCTTAGAGAGGAGTTAAATTATGGCTTTTAGCGCAAGTGGACTAACTCGCATTGGTGGCGATTCAAACGGATCTTTGTGGATGTATACATCTGCAGATGCAATTGCTACCGTAAACACAGCAGGTTATTTTAACGACGCAGCAAATATGCTTGCTGTTCGTGATGCAATTCTTGTTCGTGATACCAATGTGCCAACATCAAACTTAGTTAATGTTCTTTCGAACACTGGCTCTGTAGTAGATGTTTCAGACGGCACTGCTATTGTCGAAACAGATGGCGATTAAAAAAGGAGTGGGGGGTTAATAGCCCCCCATTTATATATATGGCAGTAATAAGCACTTCAGCAGATTCCCCTGTAGATGTATCTAGCAGGGCTTTAATATTGATAGGCGCAGAGCCTATTACTTCGTTTGATGACGGAAACAATGAAGCACTCGTTGCTTCTAATATGTATGAAGATGTTGCTAGAGCTTCTCTTGTAAATACTAGGTGGAGATTTGCAACAAACCAAGCTGTGTTAAATAAACTATCTGACGCACCTACTGGCAGATATGATTCAGCTTATCAAATACCAAGTGATTCACTTATGGTTCATGCGGTAACAGTAAATGATTATCCAATATTGTATCAATCATATGGTAATAAAATATTTTGTGATGCAGACTCTAGCGATGAATTAATACTAGATTATACGTTTAGAGTTGATGAAGAATTTTGGCCTTCCTATTTTGTGTTGGCTGTAGAGTACGCTTTAGCTAGTGTGTTTGCAGTAGCTTTAGCAAGAGATGCAAGTTTATCTCAACTTATGGAACAAAAAGGCGTGATGGCTATGGCTAAAGCAAGAGGCTTAGACTCACAGCAACAAACAAATCGTACTCTAAATACATCGAGGTTTATAACTCAAAGGCGTAGTTGATGCAGAAAGTACGAGTACCTATTACTAACTTCCAATTTGGAGAAGTAAGCCCTTCCCTATATTCAAGAACTGATTCTGATGTTTATACAGCTTCCGCTCAAAGAGTAGAAAATTTATTTCTTAGGGCAGAAGGCGGTGTAATTAAAAGACCGGGCCTAGAGAATATTTATGAATATGACATTACTGTAGAGAGAACTACATTTACTATTACTGTATCTGACTATGCTAATATAGCAGTAGGAACACAGATTAAGTTTTATGATGCAGATGGTAATTTATATATACTAGAATCCCAAGCAATAAGCGGTGATGCACCTTCTGCTGCGATAAATAACATACATTATTTTAGACCCAATAATTCAAACGACACAACAGCAGACAATATTTATACCGCGATTAATGCTATTGATGGATTTACAGTAGCTAATCCTGCTGCTGCTGTTGTCACAGTAACAAGGGATAAACCTAATGGCGGTACTTATTTAGCCACAGAAAGCACAGACGCAACAAGATTAACTGTAACAAACTTTTCGGGTGGCTCAAAAGTACAATCAAGATTATTACCTTTTATATTTTCTGACGATGAGAGATATATAATATCTTTAGAAAATGCTAAGGTAAGATGTTTTCAAATAAGCCCAACAACTGGAGCAGTGTCCTTAGTTGCTACAATAACGGCTGATACTGATAGTGCTGCTCTACCATTTTCTGATACTTACTTGCATGAGTATACTTTTGCTCAAGCAGGTGATGTTATGTTTATTTGCCATCCATTGTTTATGCCAAGACAACTTGTTAGAACAAGCCTTACAACATTCCAAATAGAAGTATTTGCATTTGATGTTAAATCAGATGCAAAATTAATTTATCAACCTTATTTTTCTTTTCAGTCTTTAGGTGTTACACTTGACCCATCTAAAACAAGTGGGAGTGGTGCTACACTAACAACAAACGTTGCTTATTGGGATACTACAGGAAGCCAATCAGGTGGTAATTATCCAAGTTCTTTTCACGTTGGTGTAACTATTAGGTATCATGGAGCAGAAATAGAAATTACTTCTGTTCAATCTACAACACAAGCTACTGGCACTATACTCGATTCTTTAGAGCAAACATTAGATATAAATGCTTTTAGAACAACAGATAGTTCTGCTGAAGTTATTGTTACTCACGTTAAACATGGATTGGCAGTTAATGATGTTATTGTTGTTTCTAAAGCTGCTTCTATTGGTGGTATATCTTCTAGTAATCTTAATGGTTCAAGAACAATTACTTCTATTGTTGATGATAATCATTATACTTTTGATGCAGGTGGTTCTGCAAATGCAAGTGTAGATGGCGGCGGTGCGCCAGTAATAACAACACACGCCGCTTCTGAAAATTGGTCAGAACAATCATTCTCTGCATTAAGGGGGTATCCTGCTGCTGTTGCTTTTCATGAAAACAGATTAATATTTGCAGGAACTATATCGCAACCAGATTCTATATTTATGAGTAAGTCTGCTCAGTATTATAACTTTGACGTTGGTACAGCAGAAGATAATGATTCAATACAAATTACAGCAAGTATTGGTGAAATTAACCAAATTAGACATTTAGTATCTAATCGTGATTTACAAATATTTACCGCTACATCTGAAATGTTTATACCTTCATTTCAAAACAGACCATTAACGCCAACAACAACAACTGTAAAAAGACAAACGCCATTTGGTAGTGATTTTGTTAGGCCACAAGTTATGGATGGTGCTACTGTGTTTGTGCAAAAAGGTGGTGCTATTGTTAGAGAATATTTATTTACTGATTCTGAATTAGCTTACTCAGCAGGATCATTATCTGAATTATCTGCACACCTTATTAAAGCACCAAAAGAAATGAATATACTTTATGGCGCAATAGATAGAACTGAAAGTTATATATTTGTTTTGAATAACGATGGCACTCTTGCAGTATTTAATTCTAACAGGAGCAAAAAACGTGCAGGGTGGACAGAGTTTACTTGTCAAGGAAGATTTTCCTCTACTGTAACTATAGATGATAGAGTGTTTGCTAATGTAATTATTAATACTGGTGCTGGTACACACCAAATATTTCTTTGTGAATTTCAAGCTGCACTTAATACTGATGTTGCTAAAGTTTATACTGGTAGCGCAGGTGTCTTTGATGTGTCTGCTACATATGCAAATGGTGCAGTCGTTGATGTTATAAACGGTACAAACTATCTTGGACAGTTTACTGTAGCTGGTGGGAATGTAGATGTTTCTGCTGTAGAAACTACTTCTGTAGCTGAGATAGGTTTAAAGTTTGATGTTAATTTAAAAACAAATCCATTAGATATTGTTTCACAAAGTGGCCCAGTTACAGGTGAACCAAGAAGTTTAGCAAGTGTAGTTGTTGACTTAAACACTACTCTATCTGTAAGTGTAAACGGAACAAATCTTTTAATTAGACAGGTAACAGATGATCTTTCTTTGCAACAAGCACCAGTTACAGGTAAGAAAGAATTTAGGTTACTTGGTTATAGTCGTGATCCACAGATCACAATAAGTCAATCAGCACCATTACCAATGCAGGTTAATGGTCTTATAGCGGAGTTAGTATTCTAATGTGTATTGAAATAATTGCTGCTGCTGGCAGTACTATGATGCAAATGAGCGCGCAGGAAAAACAAGCGCAAGCTCAAAAAAAAGCTGAAGATAGGCAAGCAAAGCAAATAGAAATTGATAGAGAGATGGGTAAAGTACAAGCTAGACAAAACCAAAATGCGCGTGTAGCTGAATACATTTCTGCTGAAAAATCTAATTTAGCTGTGTTTTCTGCAAGTGGTGTTGATGTAGATAGTGCATCAATACAAGCTTTCCAAGAAGCTAATGCTGTTACTGTTGGGGAAGATTTAAATGCTATAGCTTTACAAGCTGATTATCAATCAAGAACAAGAACTATACAAGCTGGATTAGCGAGACAAAGAGGTAATAACGCTTTAAGTGCAGGGTATGCTAATATGATGGGTACTGCTACTGAAGGTATTTATAATATAACAAAAATATGGCCTTCTAATAATACTCTAGCAGATATAGTAGTTGGACCTTTTGATTTAGCAGGAAGTGCATAATGGCTGTTACTAAACAAAAAAGATCCTATATAAATCAACCAATAGGAGTAACTAGATTTGAAACTGGTGAAACTCAAATGTGGGAAGCTGTCGCCAATACTGCTGGCAGGTTAAATGAAATAGCTTTAAAAGAAGGTGCTAAACGAGCAGAGCAATCTGGTCTTGATGCGGCTATGGCTGTTGAGCAATCAGAAATAATTGCTTTTGATGCTGAAACTGGAAAGCCAAAAGCACTTGATCCTTCTTTATTTAGTGGAGGTATAATTGCTAAAGATGCTTATAAGCGCGTTGTAGAGCAAAGATTTGGAGAATCAATAGAAAATGAATTAAAACTTAAAGCTCAAGAACTTCAATTAAAATATGAGTTTGAGCCAGAATTATTTCGAGAAGAAATGTCTAGGTATGTTGCTGATATGCATAAAAATGCACAAGGCAAATGGAAAGAGACTGTTAAAGTTGGTGGAGTAGCAATAACAAGAGCTACCGAATTATTTATTCAAGAAAAAAAAATAAAGTTTGAAAATGAAAAACTTAGAAATGATATTAATAAACTAAATACAAATTTTTTATTAGAAGAAATATATAATAATTATAATGTTTATGGCGACAAAGCTTTAACAATGAATAATACACATTTTGATTATTTGTTTCAAAAAACTAAAGATGCAGAAGACGCGCAAATTGCACCAATCGGAACAACAGAAACTTTTAAACAAAATTATATATTAGCAATTGGCACTTTAGAACTTCAAAACTCTTTATCAAAAAAATTTATAAAAATAGATAGTAATAATATTGCTAGATCCAATCTTATTACAGCAATTAAAAGCGGAAATAGCATTTCTTTACCAAAAGATTCTATAGAAAAAAAAGTTTATGAAGAAATATATTCATTATCTAATGGAAATAGAGCTTTAATGGAAAAAATAGCAATAAATTCTACTGATATAATGAAACAAATTAACAAAAATTCTGATTTAAATTCAGAAAATATTGCTTTAAAAACATTTGGATTTTCGGCTCAATTAATACAAGATGGTGTAGAAATTAATAATAATTTTTCTACATTAGATAATGATGAATTTTCTAATATTCTTAGTGAACAAATAAAAATATTTCAAAATTTTAAATTAACAGAAAAAAAATTTAATTTAAATATTAATATAAGTGATAAACAAAAAATTAAATCAAAAGAAAATACTAAGGAATTTGGACAAAATTTAATTACTTCTTTAATTCAAAAATTAATAATAGATACTAGCGGTTTAAAAAGCAGAGATAGAAAAATTCAAACAATAAGAAGTATTATAAATAGAACTGAAGATGTAAATAATATAAAATGGTTAGATAAAACTCAAAAAAATATATTAAAAAATATATTAGATAATAATTTAGAACAATATGCAAATATTCAAAAATTTTTTAGTAATGAGCTTGATAGAATTTCTAATATAAACAAAAATAAATTAAAAGATGAATTAAGTTTAGCAAAAGAATTAACAATTAAAATTCCTTCTGAATTATTTGGAAAGTCTTTTGAAGAATCAGAAGATATAATAAATACGCATTTATTAAAATATGAAAAAGAAGGAAGTTTATCTAATGTCGGCTTAACTGTAGATGCTGTTTTTTATAAAGCAAAATTAACGACAGCTTTAGCTGTAAAATCATTACAAGAGATACAACTTTCCAAAGGCGCAGAGGGGGTAAAAGAAATAACTGCTGCACAAAATTATATTAAATCAGGAGGAACAGATAATAGTTTAGATAATTATTTAAATTTAAAACAAATTATAGATAGAACAATTAATATTGGTTTAGACCCTAAAACAATAGACCCTTTTTTAAATCATTATAAAGTAATTAAAAATAGTGAATTTGCACAAGAAAAAGAAATTATTAAAAATAATAAAACTCACGCACAAATGATGGAAGGCCAAAGAAACCAAAATACAAAAAAATTAAGCGAATCTATAATTGATAATAAATTAGAAGAACATAATATTACTATAACAGAAGCTTTTACAGATCCAATGGGCATAGACAATTTTTCAAATGTATTTTCAACTATTGGATACTTAATCGAAAATAACCAAAAACCTCCACAATTAGACGGTGTAGTAAATAATTTATTTACAGGAAAATATTCAAATGAAGAAACTGCATCTGTATTTAATAAACTAGAAATATTGCATAATAAACAAGATTCAGAAAGTGGTAGATCCTTGGCTTTGTTGCAAAAAATATTAGACAAAGAACAATATGCAAAATTTCATTTTATGTCTAAATTATCAAAAGTAGAAGGATTACAAAATGCTAAAGAATTTCTTGTTGTTTATCAAGAAATGCAAAAAGATAGTGGCTGGCAAGATAAATATAAAAAAGACATAGGAGAAACGGTAGACTGGTTAACAGCAAATGGATTTAAAGAAGCTGCAAATGATATAAATTCTATAGCAATTATAGAACCATTTTTAAAACTTTCATTTTTTAAAGATCAAGATAATGAAAATTTAATAAAAAATGTTGAAGAAATATTTAACGATATATATGTTGAAACAATAGATAGGGTAGTTACTGATGGTGCTTTAGGTGGTGAAAGATCATTCGCTGCATTTTCAAAAGTATTTCCTAACATAGAAGTAAGAAACACTGTTTACGAAGCTATTGAAAATGAATTACCTCCTAACTCTACATTAGGAACAAGAGGTTCTAAAATTATTGAAACTATTTCTCAACCAATTTCAGGGCCAAGAGGCGAATTATTAATATCTGAAGGAGAAAGAGAATATAGAGAAACAGAAGATTTAAGAGAATTTACTCTTATACCAATAGTTAGAGGAGATAACGATTATATTTATGTTTTATATGAACGAACAAATCGTGGGTTAGAAATGTACAGGCCGTTAAAATATGATGAATTTGACCCAACAGCTGCGCCAACAAGAAAAGCAATAGCCTTTGGTAGTAACGAACCATATATAATAAATAAAAAAGCAGAAGTTTATGCTGAATTAAATTATTTAAAAGAAAAAGAAATTGATTTTATTATTGAATCCAGAAAAAAATTGGCAGAGGAATCTAAGACCATTATACCAACAGTACCAGAAATAATATCTGGTTTTAAAAAATCTCCAAAAGTAGTTGATGAACTTCTTGGTTCTGTTGATGAATGGGTAATTGAGACAGGAGAAAATATATTTAATTTTATGAATAAAAAAAGAACTTTTGAAAATGCTCCATTTGAGTTAAATAATGACAATTGATTTAGAAAAATTTAGATACGGAAATCAATTATTTTCTGGCGGAACTTTTAAAGAACCGCTCGACCCTTCTTTTTGGGAAACTACAAAAGCTTCTGTAGGTTATACTTACGATCCTTTAATTGAATATATCTATAATCAAGCAGAATTTCCAGAAATTGATCCAACTTATAATCCTATAGAAGATGTAAGCGGATATGAAGAATTTCAAGGTAGTTTATTATATGCTAGAAATAAACAACATATGAATAGTTTAAAAAGAGGAATTGATGAAAATAAAGCAAGAAGGCAAGTTTTAGAAAATTCTAGTTTTTGGTCACAGATAGGCGCTGGAATTTTTGACCCAATTAATTTAGTTGCTTTACCTTTAGGCGGCCCAGCTCTTACTGTAGGTAAAACATTTGCAAAAGGTGCTATTGGAATTGGTGCATTGCAAACAGGATTAGAAACTATTCGTTACCCTATAGACCCATTAGCTACTTTAGATGAATCGGTATTAAATATTGCTTTTGCATCTGTAACAGGAGGCTTAATAACAAGCGCTATTTCTGTTCCTGCTGTTAGAAGAAACAAAGCTATTAATAATTTAATTAATAATGCAGATGAATTAGAAAATGATAATTTAATTATTAATAATTTAGCGCGAATGAATAATAAAGAATTAGAAATTGCTCGCTCAGAATTAGTAAGAAAACCTTTTAAAAATATAACTGACCAAGAAATAAAAGATGAAGTTAATTTAAATTCAAAGCAAATTTATGGAGCAACTCAAAAATTAAAAAAAGTTGATCTTTCGCCAAAATTTTTACAAAATTTAAACAATAAAAAAAATCAATTAGAAATTAGAAATAATGTTTTACATAATGAATTATCTGTTCGAAGGTTGGAATCAACAGGCGTTGAGTTTTCAGATAAATATAAAATTGCCGCAGGAGGGTGGATAGGCAATCTTATTTCAACGCCACTTAAAAGGGTGCTAAATTCTGACGCTACAGATTTTGCTAAAAAAACTATGTTAGATTTAGTAAATGATAGCGGTGTTTTAATAAATTTAAATAAAATGGGAATTAAAATTGGCCCTTCAGTTTATCAATTAAAAATGATTATGCACGGAGAATGGGTGCAAATACATCAAAAGGCAATTAAACATTATGGAGATCAAATTAAAACAGATATTAAAACTTTTGCTGGAGTTCAATTATCTGATGCTACTACAAAAATTGGTAATAGATTTGGAAAACAAACTAAAGAAACATCTGATGATTTTTTTAGAGAAGCTTTAAGAAAAAGAACATTTAATGAAGAAGGGGCAACTCCTGCAGAAAAAGCATTTATAGAAGATATAGATAAGTTTTTTAAAAAATGGGAATTAAGATTAGAAGAAACTGGACAAATCGGAAGCAAAAAAAATTTAGAAGAATTAATTTCTCAAGGTAGAATAAAAAAAGACAGGATTATAGAAGAATTTAAACAAAAGAAAAATCCTTCTCTTAGGCATCAACACGACCATTTGGCACGACTTGATATGCTTGAGGCCCAAATTATAGATCATGAATTTTCTTTAGCATCTTTAGTTAAGGGGAAAATTTTGCCTAAAGGAGAAAAGAATTTTTTACCTAGATATTGGAATAAAAATTACGTTAAAAAAAATAGAAAAGAATTTTCAGAAATTTTATTTGATTGGTATTCTAAAAATCCTATTACATATGAAGTTGATGCTAATTTAAAATGGAAAGAAATAAATTTAAAAACAAGTAATGCTAAAATATTAGAACGAGTAAACAAAACTATTGATAATATTTTAGACGAATCCGACTCAGAATTAATTCCTAATGTGGGCGCAGGTAAATCAAAACACGTTAAACATAGAGTATTAGATATACCCAATGAATTAGTTTGGGATTTTATAGTACAAGATCCTATTGCTATTATGAAAGGTTATACAGAAAAAACAGCAGGTAAATATCAATTTGCTAAAAAACATAATAACAAAACAATACATGAAGTTATATTTGAAGGCGTTGAAAATATGAACGCTGCAGGAAAATCTGGTGATGAAATAGATAAATGGCGAAGGGATTATTATGCTATGTATCAGAGAGTTGTAACATCCCCAATGGAAAGAAGCCCTGATACTTGGGATAATAGCACTGCTTATTGGTTAAAAGAAGCAGCACAACTTAATTATTTAGGTAGCGCAGGTATATCAGCTATACCAGATTTTGCTAAAATAATTATGGAACATGATATGGGTGATATAATTAAGGGATTACAAGCTCTTCTTACAGATAATCAAGTTACTTTAAATGGTAAAGAAGCAAAACTTGTTGGTGAAGCTATAGAACTTATTCAAGGTAATTCTCAAATAAGATTAGTAGAAGATTTAACAAACAATGTAAGAGCAAGTCAAACTTACGATAAAGTTAAAAATGTTTTTTATCTTGCTAATGGTTTAGCACCAATAACACATTTAGCTAAAACTTTAGATTCTATGATTCGTGGACATTCTCTAATTGATATGTCTAGGAAGTTAGCTATGCCAGAAAAGTATGGCAAAGCTACTAAAATGGAAAAGGAATATTTAGCTAGGTACAATATAGATAAAGAAATGGCTATTGAAATAGCTAATGCCCCATATGAAGAAACAGCTAATGGCTTAATATTACCAAATACTAGAGCCTGGGAAAATAATTCTTATCAATTTCCTAAACATGGGGCTAGAGTTATTTATGGTAATACAGGTTTGTGGGATAAAAATAAAATATATAATCCCGCATTTTATGACAGAAAAACAAATACAATAAAATTTGACAGACAGTATATTGAAGATCAATTTAACAATAAGCCTTGGACTAAACCAATTATAGACGGCGTTGACGCTTTGCCAGAAGATGCTTTTGAATCCCCACAAGCATGGGCTAATTTTGTTTTTATGCGAGAAATTATGCATAATAAATTTAAACCAGATGACTTAGGCATACCTAAAATAACAAAAGATGTTCCAGTTGATTTTGCTAAACTACGAAATGAAAAAATTATAAAATATAAAAATCTTAAAGATCCTGTTTCTCCAGAAGCAATGTATGAAAATATTATAAATGATTTTGCTTATGAGCAGCACTTATCTCAACCAAGAATGACAGAAGAAACATTAACAACATTTAGAACAGCATTGCAAAGTGGTATATTAAATACTGTTATTATGGGTACACCTGCTGATAAACCTATTATAGTTGACGGCGTTGCTTATATTCCTATGAGTGTTGCTAGTAAATTTAATATGCCAGAACACAAAGTAGTTAAAGGATACGCTAGAATAGAAAGCGGTTTACTTGGTTTGCCATTTCAGTTTTATAGCTATTCTTTAGGTGCATTAAACAAAATTACAATGTCTGCTTTGCAAGGGCAAATGAAAAATAGAGCGTTAGGTCTTTCATTATCTCTTGGTTTAGGAATGTTAACTGTAAAAATAAAAACTCCTGATTGGGCTTTTTCTGAAATGGATTGGGATGATTGGTTTGTTAGAGGATTTGATCAAAGTGGTATTGCGGCTTTGTACTCTGATTTCTTTTACACCTCTTTGCAAACATCCTTAGCTATGGGCGCTCCAAATATAACAGGTGGTATAATAAAACCAAAATTTCCTTCTAATGATGCTTATGGAGCAAGTATAGGTTTAGGTGGGGCTGGCCCAAGTATAGCTTACGATTATGGTTCTGCTTTAAAAGAACTTTTAATTGACGGTGAGTATTCTGAAGGTGCTAAAAATTTATTTAGAAGCTTGCCATTTGCAAGAATGTGGTTTTGGAAAGATCAAATGAATGAGTTTAGTAATGGATTTAAAAATTGGTTTTAATTGTGCGTTGCATAGAAAAAGCTTGCGATATAAGGCAGAAAAAAGAGGTTAAATATGACTATTAGTTTATCAGACAATACACCGCGTATATCATATACGGTAAATGAAGGTGCAACTCAAACAGCATTTACTGTGCCATTTGAGTTTTTTGCCGAAGCTGATCTTAACTTTTATGTAAATGGTATTAAGAAAACACTAACAACACACTACACAATATCAGGTGGTAATGGCTCTACTGGCACTATAAATACTACATCTGGTAATAGTGTAACTGGTGCAAGCGGTGGAAGCACCGTTGTTATTACAAGAAGTATTGCTTTATCAAGAACAACAGACTTTCCAGTATCAGGCTCATTTTCTATAGACACTCTTAACACTGAGCTAGATAGATTTGTTGCTATTCAAGCTGACAATGACGATACGATTGATCGAGCGTTACACTTACAAGATTCCGATTCAGCAGTAAGTATGGAATTACCTCTTGTTGCAGTAAGAAAAGGAACTGTTCTAGGCTTTAATGCTAGCACTGGTGCAGCAGAAGTTGGCCCTACTATAGCTAATGTTAACTCTCTCTCTGCAATTACAACTAATATTAATGTAACAGCAGGTATAGCAGAAAATGTTACAATCGTTGCTGGTATAGCTAGTAATGTAACAACGGTTGCAGGAATAGCTAGCAATGTAACAAGTGTTGCAGGTGCAATAACAAATATAAATGCTCTCGCTGCTAGTGCTGTTATTGCTGACATGGCATTGCTTGGAAATGCAGATGTAATAGCTGACATGGCATTGCTTGCTACATCAGATGTTATTGCTGATATGAATACACTCGCTACAAGCGACATAGTATCTGACTTAAACACACTTGCAACCAGCGATATTGTTAGTGATATAAATACTTTAGCAACATCTGACATTGTATCTGATTTAAATACTCTTGCTACTTCTGACATCGTAAGTGATATGAATACTCTTGCTACTTCAGATATAGTTAGTGATATAAATATACTTGCTACCTCTGATATTGTTTCTGATTTAAATACCCTGGCAACAAGCGACATTGTTACTGACCTTAACTTACTAGCGACAAGTGCAATTGTAGAGGATTTAAGTTTACTTGCTACAAGTGATGTTATCGCTGACATGGCGCAATTAGCTGGCTCTGGTGCTAATCCAAATATTACTACTCTTACTGCATCAGGTGATATAACAGGTGGAACTTTTGCTGCAACTGGTGATACTGCTGCTGGTGATAATGCGTCTATCGGCTACACTAGCGCAGAAGGTATTATTATTACAGGTCAAGGTAGCACAAATGACGTTACAATTAAGAATGATGCTGATGCTGATGTAATAGAAATACCTACTGGTACAACAAATGTTACTGTAGCTGGCAATCTAGGTGTTGGGGGTACTGTTACTGGTACAGGTACTTCAGTCTTTGCTAGTTTAGATATCTCGGGTGATATTGATGTAGACGGTACTACTAACTTAGACATAGTAGATATTGATGGTGCAGTAGACATGGCAACTACTCTTCAAGTTGATGGTGTAGCAACCTTTACTGGTAGAGATATTCATAGTGGCGGTATTACTATTGCTAATGATGGACAAATTGGTTCTGTTGGAGATGCAGATGCTATTGCTATTGCTTCAAATGGACAAGTTACATTTACACAAACACTTATTGGTACAGCACTAGATATTAGTGGTGATATAGACGTAGACGGCACAACTAACCTAGACGTGGTAGATGTGGATGGTCTTTTAACTGCTAATCGTCAGGGTTCTGATGGTAACATAATTGATTTCAAAAAAGACGACTCTGCTGTAGGTACTATTGGTACAGTAGGTACTGATCTATATATTGGTACAACTGATACAGGTTTACGCTTTCTTGATAGCTCTAACACTATTATTCCTGCACGAGGTGATACAGGAGCAACACGAGATGATGCTATTTCTTTTGGTACAGCTTCGGCAAGATA